CTTCACCCATAGGGGCTACACTACCTGCTTTAATAGCAATTTCTTGCATACCACGAATCCCGTCGGTTCCGAAAGCAGCACCAACGTCAAAGACTTGGTTTTGCCAACCTGGGGTTGTGGAAAAAGCGGCTTTTGAGATATTACCAACTGTGTTAGTTTGGTTTCCTACACCTTCGGCTTCTAAAAAACCGTTAGTTTGGTTACCAGCCAATGTATTAACATTTGATAGAACGGTTGATGTTCCAGCGATAAGTTGTTTATTTAACTCACGACGAAGCATACCCATAACAGAACGCATACGTGCTTCCACAATCTTTACGATTGCTTTCTCACCTTGGTTCTCTAGTTCTTCTTTCTTTGTTACTACGATTGGTGCTGTAAAGTCTGCCCACTCATAAATAGCGGGACGCATAACGTCATTAACAGCGAGGGATACAGGTTCATACCCTGTAGATAATTGTGTGATTGTTGAGTGTTCGTAAAGGGCCAACGGGCGTTGGATTTTAATCCCTCCATCTTCATACTCAATACCACCGAGTTTCTTTGCATTGTCCAGAAATGCGACTTTCTGGAAAAGTTCATCGACTTCTCCGTCTCTAATGGAGTAAAGGGTCGATGACAGTAAGTCATTTGATATTGCCATTTTATTCTCTCCTGAAATTATTATATATCATTTGTTTGTAAATTCTAATGTTACGTTTTTGCTGTGTTCTCTTTCGAGTTGCCTAATCGGAACATCCATATCTTTACAAAGGTAATCCAGAAGATTTTTCATAAACTCGGTTGTGTTCCTACCATACTTGTTATGTAAAAGAAAACGCAAATCTTTTACATAAGTTATTTTGGGTTCTGTTCTAATTGTGTCCTCACCCAAGGTAATAAACCATACAGATTCTTCCCACAGCAGGCCGTAGGGGCCACTTCTTTATGTGCAAGTACGTGACCTGCAGGAACTTTATATTTTTTTTGTAGTTCCTTAAGAATTGCTATAAGTGCATCAATCTGTTGCTTGCTTGGATTCTCGTTCTCAAAGTTCCCAAACAAACAAATACCTAATGATGCTTTGTTATGGTTCTTGACGTGTGCGCCTGTGATGTTGTCTTTTCTTCCTTTTCTAACAACTCCTGCGTGGTCAATGGTATAGTGGTATCCAATGTCTGACCAACCACGTTTTTCGATATGGTATTTCTTGACCGCATCGTGTTCAGTTGTGTCACGAGACGTAGCAGAGTGATGGATAAATATATGAGTAATAGTTCTTTTACCACGAGGCATACCACCTCCAATTATCAAAATAACAATGGTCGTTATAAACAAACGAACCCTTGATAGGTAATTCACATACATACATTAGAATTTCTCCTGTTGGTTCTTGTGCCACTGATAGGCTTCCCAAGCATCACGGAACTTTGGTGTTCCTGAAGGAGTTACAGACTTACCACCTGATACAGATTTAAAAGAATTTTTTCTGTTTGCTTTACGCTGTTGTTCCAGTTGTCTTTCTTCTTTATTACGTTGATTTTCCATTTTAGATTTTACAATGTAATATGCGTCCTCTAATTTTAATTCAGGACGTTCTGCTAATAGTTGTGCAATAGGCATCTTCATTTCTGGTGCTGTTAAGTCTGGATGGTCAGATTTAAATTGCTGTAAGGCAAGTGTTCTGCGTTCCATCTCAAGTTCTGCTTGCATTTTCTGTTGTGCTGGTTCCATCATTTGTTTTAGCATCAAAGCAGCCTGACGTTTAATCTCTGCCTGCATACCTTCTTGCGTGTATGGGTCATACTCTTCTTCTGTGATATGTTGTTCGAAATGCTTGACGGTTGAGTTGTCAAGAACAGATTGACGTTGATTTAACATATCTTCTTTCATTTGTTCTAATGCACGACGTTGTTCTGCAATTTCTTGCGTCTTACGTGTATATGATGAACGGATATTAGCAATATGTTTACGCACGTCCTCTGGAACGTGTTTCATCCACTCGTGTAGTGGCTTCATACCTTTATGGTTTGCTTCATCAGCAAACTCTTCGTAATCGTCCTCTGTAATACCTAACAAATCTTCTATTGTTATATCTTGTAGTGTTAGATTTTGTTGGACCTCATCTTGGGCCTCAACTTGTTCGGTTACTTGTTCTGTGTTTGTTTCTTCTGCGGTCAGTTCTGTTTCTTCGACAGTCCCGTTGCCCACAGGGGTGTTGTCTTCGTTACTCATATTTTATCTCCTATATGATTATTTACGAGGGCCACCAGATTCTGGTTGCCTTTTTTCTCCACCAGACTTCCAGAGATTTCTGCAAGCCCAGTATGATGCTGTTAGTTTCGATTTTTTAGTGTCGCACTTATGCCTAGCACGAAAAGATTTTCTAGCGGCTTTGGAATAATTATGCCCATATCCCGTAGCGCCGAAATGAATAAGCTTCTCTTTGCCACCTTCACAAGCCTTAACCATCTTTTTCTTGCCTGCCCTGTCAGACCGACGGGGTTTATTACACGGCATTTCATTTTTTTTTGCCACGACTTGCCCCCTTCTTTTTTTTAGGTGCGAATCCACCTTTTTTATCTTTCATTTTTTTATAAGTTTTTTTATCAATGGTAGAATTCTTTTTAGAACGAGAGGTTCCAGCTTTCTTCCGTTTGTTAATATTGCTATATAGTCCTTTCTTTGCCATCTTACTCCTCCTTAATCGTTCTAGGCGTTTATGATGGGCGTATTTGCCCATATCACTTCTTCTTTGGTTTTTTTACTTTCTTCTTGCGAACCTTTTGTAAATCCTTTGCTGTAATTTTCTTACGAGGTTTTGCAACAGCAGCAAGTTTTTTTTGTTTTTTACTGTATTTTTTATAAGGCATTATACTCTCTCCATAAACATTAAGTCAATGTCTGCTTCAGTCATATTGTTTTCTTCTTGCTGTGCAAGTTCTTCTTCCTCTTCTTCCATTTCCTCTAACGGAGGATTTTTTAAAAAGTTCTTAAAGTCTTTTGCTTGGGCAAGAGAGTTAAGACGAGAAGCAACCATTGTTATATCTCTATCATCTCTAATTTCTTCCATAAGGAAGTCCATATCTTCCGCAATCATTTCAGCATCTACAGCAGTGTTGATAGCACCCTGAAACATAGCTAAAACTCTTACAAAATCGGTAGGAAATACCTCTACATCCTCTCCAAACTCTGGGTAGGTAGGTTCCTGTCCAAAGAGAGGTAGAAGACGATTAGTAGCCTTTACGAGGTTATTTAGGGCTTTAACAGAGAAGTCTCCTTGAGGCGCAATCGAAGCAAATATATCTTCATCAGATTGTTCAGCATCGGCCACCATCATTTCCATTTCTTGAGGTTGTCCTGACATCATCATTTCATCAGACATCCTAGGATTTAAACCACCAAATCTTTTTCTTTCCATATCACTTGCTTTCATAATTATCTCTCAATTTTTGTATCGTATATTTTATCAAGGTCACCAGATATTGCTTCCTTTGCTGTGAAAGTTTCTGACACTGCTTCTTCCTTACTCTTACCAGATTGTAAAGCCGCTTGATATTGGTCAGTCTTCTTTTGTTGTGCTTCTAATTTAACACGTTGTTTATATGATTGTTCTTCGAACCATTGGTCACCACCTAAATCAGACATAGGAATAAAGCCAGCTTTTTCCATAATTTTTCCTTCTTCTTTACGTGAGGATACGTATCTTCCTAATGAGGCACTAAAGTAGCCTCTTGCATCACAACCTGAACCAGTGGACTCTCCTGATATACCAAAGTTCCTTGGTAAGCACTTATGTACGTTTGTACTACCACAGCCCCTCTTATGGTTCCAATCATCGTCAAGCCACTCTTCACAACCGCAATGGGTTACTTCTGGTAGGTAAGATTCTTTTGTTTCTTTATTATGTTTGTATTGCAAGAATGCTTCGGCTTCCATTCCACAATCGTTACAGGCATATCTAAATACTGGCATTAAGCTAATCCTCTATTTTTATTTAATTGTTGTGCTAACTGTTCCGCAGGCAATTCTCCAGATGGACCTATATCGCCTTCAGGAGGCATTTGAGGTGGTTGCCCTTGTGGTAACCCTCCCATTTCATTAGGAGGCTGCATAGGCTGTTCTACGGCCTCTAAAAAGCCTCTTGGGAAGTCATACAGTCTTACTATCTCTTCTTTTAATTTTTCTTGTGGAACACCCATCTGAACAAGGACAGGAAACAAGGTCATTAAATTATTTTTCTTTATCGCTTCTGATAAAGGTGTTGAGGACTGGTCAAGTGCTGTAATCTTAAACTTTGCGTCAAGGTCTTTGATTTGTATAACTTGAGGTAATCCTTCGATGTCTATAACTGCTTTCTCTCCATCTTCTGTCAGTAATGATATTACACGTAGGTAGGAGTGTGCAAGCATTTCTATAGCATTGTCTCTTTCTCTCGCCATCTTTCCAATCTCTGAAGCAGAGTATTGTGCAAGGGCTGTAATTTCTGTTGCTGTGGCTTTGGTTGCTTCTCCTCTTGAGAAAGGTGCAAGGATAGAACCACGGTTTATATCTTCATCAATAGCAGCAGAGTATCTATCAAAGTTAGTTGATATGGGTTCTACTCCTACAGATTGTATAACACCTGCAAGGTTAGGTTCATCACAAGCAATCATAGCACCATCAACTCCTGATGTAATTTGTGCTAATGCTTCTTCGTCTAAAGCGCCTTCTTTATAAATGTATTGACGTGAATCTCTTCGAACAGCATTTGCCCAGTATGTTCTTAAAATATTTTTTTCATAGAACTGGTCATATACTCTTGCCACAGCAGATAAACCCATCATAGGCTTTTCTGGTTTTCTTGCATAATATAAGGGACAAATCGGAGACAGAGGTTTATCATCATATGTTCTTAAGGGTATTTCTGATTTTTGTAATAGTTTCTCTCCGTTGCCCCAGTTGGGTGACCAAAAGACTAACTGGTCATAAACCATATCGTATAATTCTACACACTGGATATACAGATAGTCGTCAGGTAAATCGTTAAGGTTTCCGCTTCTTGCTTCATAGCCATCAGGATTAAAATAATCTTTCTTTGGTATAACTTTAAAATCTTTATTACCAAACTTCTCTTTTGCTTCTGGTAGTGTAAGATAGTATATATGGCCTATAAAGCGCTGTGTTTCATATCCAGAGGCATCAGCATCCACCATAACCTCCCAAGGAGGCATAGCACGAACCTGGACCTTCTCAAGCATATCTGTGGATTCTCTTGGAGATAATTTTAAAAAGGAATTAGGATAGATAAGGGCTAATCTACTTGCCAATTCTATCTGTTCTCTTTGGTCAAATAAAAATCTATTTACAACCTCTTGTGCAAGTTCTGGATTACCACCTGTATATGATGGGTCTTTACCTACTGCTACTGCTGGTTGTCTAGAAAATAAACTTGCAATAAATCCTTCTACATAAGAAAAGCAATCTGCTGTCTCTACACGTATCATTGCATCATCGTAATGGTTATCATACCAGAATTTGTTCTCATATACATTTCTGTATTTCTTCATTTCAGGTCTGCACTCATCCCAATAATCTTCGTGTTCTGTCAGGAGAGTTCTAATTAAATTAATTGTCTGTTTGTCGCTTCTCATAATGTTCCTCTATAGTATTCTTTTGTAAAAATAAAAAGCAGTAACTATGGTATACATATATCTTATACTCTATTAAGTATATTAGTATCTTCTATAGTCGCTAATCCTAGCACCTGCTGTATCCTTTATTCTTTGTGTCTTTTTATCTTTTATCCATTGAGGTAGATATCCCTCTGATTTTAGCCTTACATAGTTAAGACACCAATTAGCCAATGCTAAAGCCATAGCACTATCACTATGTCCAGCTTTATCTGCTTCTGCAAACTTTATTCTTCCTTTATTATCTACAAGTATAGTTCGTAGTTCTGTTACTGTTTTATCATCAATCATCTTGATGTATCCGTTCTGTATTTTATTTTTTAAATCTTCGAATACCAATGGCTTTGTTCTACTTGTTGTTAAGAAATCTTTATTGTTTTCATCTTTAAATAATCTTCCTACTCCAATATGAGATAGTTCGTTTAATACAGCCCATCCGTAATTGTTGGCTTCTACTAATACTAAAGCATTATTATATTTTTCTGATAGTTCTTGTATAATGTGTGCTAAATCTACTGGACTTGTTGTATTGTCACGCCATAATGCTACAGGACTATTTAATTTTTTACTCATAACAAAGATAGCACTATAATCCTTTCCTACTCCTCCACCTACATCCACACCAATAGCATATGAGTCATACTTGTCAGGATTAAAGAATACTTCATATCCTTCCTTACTTGCTGGTAGTATATCGACATACTCAAAGTCAGACTTCTTAAAGTAAGTGTCACCCATAACAGCATATGCTTCATCGAGAGTCAATGGATACTCTCTTAAGAACTTATCATATCCTAATAAAGAAATCTTTTTTCTTCTCCATAGTATCTGTTCTACTGTTACTCCTTTCTCTATCATCTCCTTCTCTATCTCTGTAGGAGTAAATGTCTTACCCTTACGTAGTTTTTGTCGATACTCATCGTGTGATGTCCAAGGAAAGAATAAATAATTCCAACTTGTTGTTCCTGTCTCCCACTTTTGTATCTCTTGATGTAAGCAATCTCCAAAGAAATTAGCAGTTGATTCGACAATAAGCTGGCCATCATTAAGCGCACCAAGCGCTGTAGCCTTTAGTTCTTCTGGATTATCAGCAAACGCATATTCAGATAATTGTATTTTTGTTGCTGTAAATGAACGTAATCCACCTTGCTGTGTAGCTGCTACTGCAATTATCCTACCACCATCTTTAAAAGATATTTCTGTAGTGTTATCGACATCCACAGGTCTTTGTAATGCTTTGGGTAGAGAGTAATAAAAGTTTTTTATTATCTTTAGTATTTGTTTAGCAGACTCTAGCTTGTATGATAGAACAGCGAACGTAATAGGCGCAGTAGAATAATATAATTCAGCAAAGAGAAAAGCAGCACATATAGTAGTAGAACCAATCTGTCTAGGCTTAAGGATAAGTGTATCCTCTCCTGATAGTAGAGACTTTAATATTTCTTCTTGTTCTCCGTTGAGATGTAGCTGTTGCTTCTTGCCTTTCTTATTGACAATAGTTAATTTTCTTATAAAGTCTTCGATAGACAGTGAGGCCAAGAGTTCTGCTATATTCATAATAAATTCTCCGATAATAACCACATAGTTATGTAAACTAAATGCACCAACAACACTCTTTTAAAAAAGCAGTAACTATGGTATAGTATATTATTTATATTCATATTGCTTTCTTTTTATTATTCTTAAAGAATGTCTCAATCTCTGTCATATTGCCGTTGCCTCCATCGCTTAACTCTTTTGTATGTTTTATTAATTCTGATAGTATTGCAGTCATTTGATTACCAGAGAAAGTTATTTCATCTCCCTT